ACAGAAGATGAAGTATTAGATGCTGGATTTTATGATACCGAATCATGGACTGTAAACTTAGGAAATGGAAGTCCTACACTAATAGAGAATACAGCACAAGTAATTCAAAATAAATTAATTCCTGGTAAAAAACTTGCAAATATTATTGCTATTGCCTCTAAAGATAAAAAAATTTATAATGATGGAAAAATAACATATTCTTCTAAATATATTGAAAAAGGGTATAGAGGTTTAAATAATGAATCAGACTATACAAGTAAAGAAAATATAAGATGGATATACAAGCCATCCTTACTATGGCAAGTTGCTGATAGACAAGAATTAAAAGAACAAAGTAAAAGTGATGGATATACACTATCTGCTGTTGTTTTAAATTCAGATCTTTCTAATGTTCCTCCAACCGTTGTTAATGGTCAAATAATAAACAATGTAATAGATATTGGAGAAAGTGCATATTTAATATCTAGAAAACAAGGATATTTTTATGCTAATGGAGAAATTATAAAATATGATGCACTAGAATATAACGTTGATGGAATAGGAAATGTTTGGATTAGTGATGAATTAGAGTATGATTATTATTTTAATAAATTGCCATATAATGGAAAAATTTATAGCACTGGTAGAGTAAGAATTTTTTCTGAGCCAGAATATGATAATGCTGGAATAAAAAATGGGCCAGTAGCAAAACATGGAAGATCTCAATTTGGAACACCAATAACTTCTCATCCATCTGGACTTTCTAGCCATTGGACAAATATTAATAATAGAAGAGGTTGTGAAATGCAATCTCAATATTTGTTTGGTTCTCAAACTTTTAGTGGTACACTTGTTGCTGGAGCAGCAGGTATAAAAAATGATTTAGCAAAAAAGTCAACTATAAATGGAATTGTTAAAAGATATCTTTCTCAATCTGAATTAACTGAAACAGAAGTTTTAAAAATTGATAAAATTGATCCTTCAAAAAATAAAGGTGTAGTTCAGTCTTCTGCTCTTGTTCTAAAAGGCCCAAATTTTGGTGCGGATGATCCTAAACAAATTAACTTTATATCTTATGTTTATAAACCAACAGAAGATAGATTTAAACATTTTGGTACAAGGATGAGAATTATTGGTGCTAATGCTGGACAACAAAAAGATGAAAGTGGACAAATTATTGTCAATACAGTTCTTTTAGATGGTACAACATACTATCAATCAGATACAACATCTCCAAATCAAGGAACAAATGTTTCTGGAAATTCTGGAGGAATTGCAGTTTTACTTAATTCAGAAACCAACAATGGATATTATTTTGAAATTATCTCTTTAGATGGTGGTTCAGACAAAGAACCAAATCTTATTTTTTATAAAATTAAAAAAGATAATGCTAACACAAATGCAATTCCAGAAGTTTTATGGACGGGCTATTCAAATATAATTTCTGATAGTGGAAACTTTGTTGGTCTTTCAAGAAAATTTGCAGAAGAATTTCCAAGCGTCTATGATTTAGCAGTAGAATATATAGATAATATTAATAACGCTAATGATAGAAGATTTTTCTTATATATTAATAATGTTTTAGTTGCAACAATAGACGATACAAGTCCATTGCCTAAATATAACAATATTGCATTGTTTACTCGTGGATCTTCAAAATGTATGTTTGAAAATGTATACGCAATTACTGAAAATTATTCACAAAACACTGGGTCTTTTTTAACTGAGCCAATGGGAAGTATTTTTGGTGGAGACAAAGTAAATTCAAATCAAGCATTAAGAAAATATGCATTAAGCGGTATTTTCCAACAAACATATTTGTCTGGAATTAGTTCTAACGAGTTGCCAAAATTTAATTTATATTATGATGAATTTGGAACAATTATGAGAGAATGTGCATACTTTAATATAAGATTTGATAATGCATATCCAGCACTATCTGCAAAAATTATTCAAACTCCAGATAAAGTAAAAGAATATGTTGTTTCTGGATTTGAGGCAAATGCATATGGAGCAGAATTTTTAGTTTTTAATTCAACAGATACCTTGATGGCAATTGGCACAAATTCTTATAATTTTTTAAATATTTTAGGAATTGCATTTACACAAGATAGCAGCAACACATTAAGTGTTGATGATTATTTTAAAAAGAAATCTAGTTTTTCAGATCCTGAATTAAAAGGTGACGGAACAATAATAAATCCATTATTTCAAAAAATTATTTATGATCAAATTAAAATAAGTAGAATGACATACGGTAAAAATGAATTTGCTATTCAAAGCGATTATATTCAAAATCAAGATATGGCAGAAGATTTAATGGGATGGGTTATTAACAAATTAATGGTTCCTAAAAAATCTGTTGGAATTAAACTTTTTTCAACACCAATATTGCAATTAGGAGATATTGTTTCAATTGATTATAAAAATAGTGACGGTATTGATTTAATTGCTTCTGAAGATGCTAGATTTTTAATTTATAATATAGAGTATGAAAGATCAAATTCTGGACCAGACATGACAGTTTATTTGAGTGAGGTGTAGCATGTCATATAATTATGATGAAAGTACGTGGGATATTGTCGCAGCAGCCCTGCAAATGGCAAACAATAATCCAGTAACTTCTGGATATGATTTTGATAATCCTGGATATACTGGAAGTCCTCCCATAGTAGTTAATCCAACACCTCAAACCACGTACTTTCCACCAAATGAAAGTGGACCAAGATATGATGGATCATCTGGATCCAATTTGGTTGTAAGTTCTCCAGTAAAAATTGCAACACCACAATATGTTAATTTTAATGAAGAAAGTCTTGTTCCAATTTTAGACACAGAACTACAAGATTTATTTTATGAACAACTTAATGGACAAGCGCTTATTCTTATAAATAATAGAAATTTTATTAACACTGGCACGTTTCTTTATCAACCAGTTGTAAACATTTCTGATTTTGTAAGAAATTATGATCCTAAAAAATTAATTCCAATTCAAGAAACATCTGACACATTTTTTTCTAATTTCCCAATCAATCTAGATGATAAAATACCCAAAACTCCAACTTCAGGAGTTTTGAATGGTCCAAATGTATATATTGACTCTATAGGAAATATAGTTATTGAAACTAAAGATATGCGGGTAGATGAAAGAGTAGAAATTCAAGTGCTTTTAAATGGTACAATATATCAAGATGACTTAGACTTGGAGATATCCTAAAATGATAACCGAAAACGGTAAAGAAATAGTTGCAAAATATATGCTAGGAACAGCACCAGCATATGCATCATATATGGCATTTGGGTCTGGAGCCAAGCCATTAAAATCTACAGACTCTCATGATTTTAATGCTTATTCGGATAAAGAAACATTAGATTTTGAAATGTTTCGTGTTCCAATCTCTTCAAAAGGATATGTTTTAGAAAACGGAATAAATAAATTAGTTTTTACATCAGAACTTCCAAGCCAGGAAAGATATGAAATTACAGAAATTGGTATTTATTCTGCTGGAAGCAATCCTTCTGCTGCAGGATTTGATAGTAGAAATATTGTTTTGTTTTCTCAAGAAGAGAGTTGGCAATATGTTACAACATCAACACAAAATATTCCATTAATTACTCTTCCATTAGATTCTGGAGATGATAATGAAATAGATGTTGTACAAGATGTTTTCCAAGCAAGTTCAGATAATAGAATTTTTTATAAAATAAATAGAAATAATTATCATGAAAGATGTAGATTTTTTAATAATATGGTTTTAATTGCAGGAGATTTTTCAAGTATTAAAGATGCTGTTGCTTCTACAGACTTATCTTCTGCATATCATATTGCAAAAACTGGCCTATCATTAAACCTTTCACAAAATTCTTTATCAGATAAAATTAAAATATCATTTTCTTTAGTAAATAAAACGGCAGCAACATCTCTTTCAACTCCATATGATAATCCAGATAAAGTAAAAATTATTGTTGACTTTATTAATACATCAACAAAAAAGGCTAGACTAGTGTGTAATGTAAATTCAACAGATACTGGAATTGCATTTTCTTCAAATAGATATTATGTAATTACAAAAAATATTTCTGATTGTATTCAAGATGATGGATTTACTTGGGCAGATGTAACCTCAATGAAAATTTATGCGTGTGTTGTAGATAACAATGCTTTGACTGGTGATTATTATGTTGCATTAGATGCAATTAGAGTTGATAACATAACATCTCAAAATCCTTTATATGGTTTAGTAGCATACACCGTAGTTAAAAATACTCCTGGTCAGCCAATATTAAAAGCAACAAATACAAATAATTATGTTGAATTTAGAATGGCTTTAGGTATAGAATAATGGTAGATCGTAATATTAAAAAATCTATTATTGCAAAAAATTCATTACCAGAATTTAGCGGGGCAACTGGAAAATACAAACTAAGATATAGAATAATTTCAGAAGATAGAAACAGAACCTCTCATTGGTCTAAAATAAATGATTTAACAGTTCCTTCTGTAACTCAATTAAACACATATGAACTTGTTGTTCAAGAAATAAACCAGCCTGGAGATAAAAAAATACATGTTGCTCAATTGTGGTGGGTTCCAAATTCATCATATTTGTTTAGCACTTTTGATATTTATATTGCTACAAATAAAGCAGTTGGTGAACCAGTAGTTGCAGATTATTCTTATTATGGTAGGGTATCTGTTCCACAATTTTCTACTGTTTTTGATGATGACGTAATAGATAATTTTAGTATCATTGTTCATTCTCCTACATATGATAAGATTATAAATTCTAATCACATACTAGTTAAAACAACGAAGCATGTGGTATAATTAAATATTATGCCACAATTACCATTACCACAAAGAGGTCAGCCATTAGATGTATCATATCTTTATCAAATGGCTAGTACAATTAATGATTTAGTTGTTCAGGTTTCTCCAACAAATTCAAACAATGTTAAGATAAAGCCAGTGACAGGAAGCCCATCATCAGTTCCAACAGCATCTGCTGCAATGTACTGTGAAACCAAAAATCTTTTTTCAAACAAAGATGTGACTGCTGGACAAACTGAATCTTTTGATATTGATTTTCAATTTAAAATTCCACCAGTTGTTGTTGCAACACCTTGGAATAAAAATTCAAGTTCTCCAGATGTAAGTATATTTATTACAAATGTTACAAATTCAAAAGCAACCTTTGTTGCAAAATTTTCTTCTAACGGAAAAGCAAACGTAGATGTTAATATTATTGCAATAGGAATTCCAAATTGAAATGTGTAAAATGTAAAGGTAAAATCCTAGTAGATCGTCAGTATAGTACATCAGAACATCTTGAGGTATACTGTATTGTATGTGGCAAAAGAAAATTTTATCATCCACCAGATAGTTCTAAAGAGGGGTTATGGCTTCTTTCTCAGGAAAAGACAAGGGCAAAGATTACAATAGCGCCCCTATAATTTCTGGTAGTAAAAAAGTATGGTTTCTTAATGGAGATCTTGTAAGAATATATCATAATAGTAGATCTACTGGAACCATAACTTTATATAATATTAATAAAGATCAAAATGAAATTTGTTTTTTGCATGAGTTTAAAAAGAAAAGAGAAAGAGCGTATACAGTTAATGAAGCATCAAAATTGTTAAATAGGCATAGAAAATACATGCCATTATTAATGAAAAAAGGAATTATTCCATATCCTAAAGGATGTAGCAAAGATGGAAAAATAGGTTTTCAGATTAGATCATATTATTCTGAAAATCAAATTAGAGAAATGAGAGATATTCTTGCCTCAATTCATCAGGGCCAGCCTAGAAAAGATGGTTTAATAACAAATAATAATACGCCTACAAAACAAGAGTTGACTCGCAGAATGGGTGATGGTATACTTACTTATACGAAAACTGAAGATGGTAGATATATTCCTGTTTGGAATGAAAGCATTAACTAAGCCTTGGAGGGCTAATGGAACAAAATGATGAAACCAAAGTATCTGTTACTTTGGGATATACACTAAACCTTGGAAACTTTCAATCGCTACGGCTTGATTTGGGCGTGGTAGATTCTAAGAGGCAAGGGGAAACAACCAACGAGGCTATGGAGCGTGTCTATGGCTTTGTAGAGGCTAAATTGACTGAAAAGATCAATGAGGCTAAAGCAGAAATAGCAGAATAATGGCAGAGCGCAAAGACCGAATGGCTTTGCTAAGTCGTTATTCAAAACATCATAAAGAAAAATATGAAGCAAAGCCAACATTAAATTTAAACGTAGAGCAGTGGGCTTCTGATGCCCTGATAGAGTCATATGGAATATCTTTGTGTTATGACTTATTAGAGTACTATTTTAAAGTTGCACAAGAACCTAGTTGGAATTACTTTGCCTATAATGCAGAAAAAATATTAAAGGCAAAACTTGACAAACAGCAGGACGATATGGAAAGATTAGAAAGACGTAAAAAAGCAAAGGAATGGCTAAGTGAATAATACTGAAGCAAAAATAATTAATGCTGTTTTAAAAGATAAACAGATACATGTTCTTTTGCA